GCTTGAAGTAGATGTATTTAAGCTAGAAGTAGCAGACAAACAAGATGCTCGTGGCAAGTTCAGTAAAGATTGGACTGCTAGGATCATGGGGATCGTTATTGTTGGTGGCTTTATGGGTTACATATTTTTAGTAACATTACAACCACCAGAGCAAAACAGCGAAGCATTAATAAACTTAGTGCTTGGTTATCTAGGTGGGTTGGCAAGTGCTGTAATCAGCTTTTATTTTGGTGCTTCAAACACCCCAGATAAAAATGACTAGCAGAAAAACAGCATCAGACGTACATTCAGACCTAAAATCACACGAGGCAAAATGTGAAGAAAGATGGAAGACGATATTCAAAGAAACAGCAGAAATAAAACAAGAAATGAGCAATCTCAACGGAACGTTAAAAATGGCTGTATTTGGAACTTTCGGGTTTATGGCAACTTTATTAATAGCTTCTTTAACAGGGGTGGTAGCAATATAATGAAAATATCAAATGAAGGCTTTGAAATTATTAAACACTTTGAGGGCTGTGAACTTGAAGCTTATAAGTGTGCTGCTGGTGTTTGGACAATAGGTTATGGCCACACTAAAGATGTACAAGAAGGTGATGTATGGTCTGAAGAAAAAGCAGAGCATATGTTATGGCGTGAGCTAGAAGATGAATACGAGCATTATATTAACTCTCTTGTAACAGTTCCAATGAACCAATGCCAGTTTGATGCTTTATGTTCTTGGGTATATAACTTAGGGCCAGCTAATTTAAAAAGTTCTACCATGTTAAAAAAACTTAATGCTGGAGAATATGAAGAAGTTCCAGAGCAAATGAAAAGATGGAACAAAGCAACTGTAAATGGCGAAAGAAAAGTTTTACCTGGTCTCACTAGAAGAAGAGAGGCAGAAGCTTTAATGTTTGAGGGCAAAAAATGGCTCTAACTAAATTATTATTTAATCCAGGGATTAACAAAGAATCAACTGACCTTATAGATAAAGGCGGCTGGGTTGATGGCAATTTAGTTAGGTTCAGAAAAGGCTTGCCAGAAAAATTTGGAGGCTGGGTAAAAACAACAACCGAAGACTACGAAGGCACTGGGCGTGCTTTAACAGCATGGGTTGCATTAGATGCCACTAGGTACTTGGGTCTTGGAACTACTTTTAAATACTATGTTACAACTGGAGATATTTTAAATGACATTACTCCTATACGTTCAACTGATTTAAACGTTACTACTTTTGCAGCAACATCTGGAAGCGCTGTTATCACAGCAACAGATACAGGTCATGGTGCTGTTGTTAACGATTTTGTAACCATAAGCAATGCTGTTACTTTGGGTAGCGGAGGCAAAATTACTGCTGCTGTTTTAAACCAAGAACATCAAATAACAGCAGTTCCTACTGCTAATACTTATACCTTTACAGCTTCAGCAACAGCTAATGGTAGTGATACAGGCAATGGCGGAAGCGCAACAGATGCTGCTTACCAAATTAATGTAGGCCTTGATGTTTATGTAGAATCAACAGGTTGGGGCGCAGGACTTTGGGGCGCAAGCACTTGGGGGTCTTCTACAGCTTTGTCTGAAGTAGATCAATTAAGGTTGTGGTCGCACGATGCTTTTGGCGAAGATTTAATTATTAACCCAAGATTTGGCGGTATATATTACTGGGATGAAAGCAGTGGGTTAGGCGCTAGGGCTGTTGATATTACCACTTTATCAGGAGCTAACTTTGCGCCAACTAAAGGCATTCAAGTTATTGTTAGTGACATTGATCGTCACGTTATTGTCTTGGGCGCAGACCCTATTGTGGGTAGTGCTAGAACAGGTGCAATCGATCCATTGCTTATTGCGTTTTCTGACCAAGAAAGTGCTACAGAATGGGAGCCAACATCCACAAACACAGCTGGTTCTTTAAGGCTGTCAGCAGGATCACAAATTGTTGGTGGCCTAAGATCAAGACAAGAAACTTTAATATGGACTGACACAGCTTTGTATAGCATGCAGTTTGTAGGCGCTCCATTTACTTTTGGAATAAACCTTGTTAATGAAAACGTAGGATTGATATCTCCTAATGGTGCTATCAATGCGCCAGATGCAATTTATTGGATGTCTAGAGATGGTTTTTACACTTACAGCGGTGCTGTAAAAAGATTGGTTTGTTCTGTTTTAAACTATGTGCTTGATGATTTTAATGAAGGTCAATCTTTTAAAGTGGTAGCATTTACCAACAGAGAGTTTAATGAAGTTGGTTGGTTCTACCCATCAGCCTCATCAACAGAAAATGACAGATACGTTACTTACAATTATTTAGAAGGAGCCTGGAGCATTGGAGAGCTGTCACGAACAGCATGGTTAGACGATGGAATTTTTTCAAAACCTAGGGCCACAGGCAAAGATAGCTCTGTTAATTATATTTACACACACGAGAGTACAGACGATGCAGACGGGATTCCAATGGACAATGTCTTTATTGAATCTGGTGATATCGATATTGACCAAGGTGAGCAAGTTGGTTTTGTAAGACGCATTATTCCAGATGTAAACTTCTTTGGAACAAACTCAAGCGGTGGACAAATTAACTTTGTTTTAAAAACAAGAAACTTCCCCGGAGAAAGTTTAACCACGCGTGCAACCACAGACGTAACAAGCTCTACTAAACAGAATCATGTTAGAGCTAGGTCTAGACAAATGGTGTTTAGAGCTCAATCAGATGATGATGCAGCAACCAATGCAAGAACTGGCTTTAAATGGAGGCTAGGGGCAAATAGATTTGACATTAGACCTGATGGCGAAAGGTAATGGCTAAACTTCTTGAGAGTAGGTTACCACTGGCGTTAGCTGGTGTTGACGCAGATATATTTAATCGTTTGGTTAGAATACTAGAGATCAATTTAGGAAAGTTTGATCCAAGCGCAACTCCCCAGTTTAATGATTCTGAGATTACCACTTTAGCTTTTAACGCAGGTGATGTAATATGGAATACATCTATCGATGTTTTACAGGTATACACTGGCAATCGATGGGTACAGCTACATACACCTGTGAATCCACAAGGGTATGAACTGCAATCATCTGTAGGCTCTGTTACAATAAAAACAGTAGGAGACACTACAATTAATCTTGGTTCTAGTGCAGAGTATTGGGACGTAGAAAAATGGTACACATAAATTATGATGAAAAGCATAGATAAGGCAAATAAAGGGTTAATGGCCCTAGCAAAAGAAAATCCAGCGTTAGTTGAAAATAGATTTGGATATGATGTCCCTGGATATATGGGTGGAGGACTTGCCCCTATGATGCCTATGTATATGGATGACGGCGGGGTTGCTACTGGTTTTGGTTTTAATTTTCAAGACGGATATGAAGATGTATCCATGACTGACGAAGAAAGAAAGGAATACGAAGAAGCTGTAAGACGTTACAGAGAAGCTCAAAATGATCCAGATGCATATAATGAGTCTATAAATCCTACTATATCTTTTGGAGATGCTTTTGCTAGGGGTTATGGAGCTCCACAAACAGACAGAATAGCCGAAGGTACAGATCCTTCTAAATTAAACTATGCTGACACTGAGCCTGGATTAGATATTTCTATTGATGCAAGGGATGAAACGCCCGCTGCTTACAGATTTTATCCAAGCGAAGTATCAAAACTTTATTCACAAATGAAAGGCGTGCCTTTCTCACCATTAGTCGCTCCTCCTAAAGAAGCAACTTATGTAGATGAATTGGGTTTATATGACGAAGCAGGAAATAAAACACCTCAAAGAAGAATAACAAGTCAGCTTTATGCTAAAGACGGAACCTATGTAAATGGTTACGCAGATGGAACAGGAGAAAATGGCGTTGAGTATCCTCAAAGAGAAGAGTTGGTTACAGGCCCTGGTGGAGAAAAAGGAGACAAGATACCAGCTATGTTAAGCGATGGTGAGTTTATCTTTAACGCAGCAGCTGTTAGAGGCATGGGCATTATGGCAGGAGCCAACCCACAAGATGAATACGAACAAAGATTATTGGGTGCACGTCAGATGTACGATTATCAAAAACAAGCCGAAGAAATGGCAAAGAGGTATAAATCATGAGTACTTTTAGCAGCAAGACAGTAGAAGGACCTCCAGCTGACGTTATAACAACGCCACAAACTGGTTATTCTTTTGTTTCTCCGTACATGGAGGATTACTCTAGAAGATTATTAGGATCTTATTTTGGATCGCCAGGTGAATACGAGGGTCTTATATCAAGAGAAAGAGACATTCCCATTGAGCAAACAGCGGGACTTACACCATTACAGATACAAGCTCGTCAACAAGCAGGACAGTTAGGAAACTTTCAAGGTCAATTAGATCAAGCAGGCGGCCTCTTTGGTCAGCAGAGAGGATCTGCGGAAGAAGCTCAACAAAGAATTAGAGATGCAGACAGATTTATGCCTCAAGCAGAAAGTTTTATTGGTCAAGGTGCTGAAACCATTCAAGGTGGTTTAGGTGCATTGGGTAGAGCAGAGCAAAGCGCTATGGGTGCAACAGGAATGTACGACCCATCTATGGGTCAAAGTTTTTTTAACCCTTACGAAGATCAAGTTGTTCAACAAACATTAGAAGACATCAACAGGCAATCATCGCAAGCAGACATAGGTCTTAGAGACAGAGCTGTATCTCAAGGTGCGTTTGGTGGATCTCGTGGCCGCATATCCCAAGAGGAACTTGCCCGACAGACAGGACGTGGCGCGAGTGAGGCTGTGGCTGGCATTAGAAGTGCTGGCTTTGGTCAAGCTCAAAATCAAGCGCAACAAGCGTTTGAAGGTCAAAGACGTGCTCAACAAGGATTGGCAGGAATTCAAGCAGGATTAGGTCAACAACAAGCTCAAATAGGTTCTCAGCAAGCAGGACTTGGTTCTCAAATGGCTGGACTAGGACAACAACAAATTGGATCTGCTCAAGCATTAAGTGGTGTTGGTCAACAATACGGTCAAATAGGCCAAGGCATTGCAGGACTAGGATTGCAAGGACAAAATCAATTGGGCAACCAAGTAAACATGTTGAACCAATTAGGTCAGCAAGGACAACAAACTCAACAAGCAGCTCTATCAAGACAGTTTGCTGGAGCAAATCAACTTGCCAACGAGCCATTACAAAGATTGCAAACTGGACAAGCATTGCTTGCCGGCTCACCAATGGGTGGTCTATCTGGTGGAACTGGTACAAGCGCATATCAACGTGGTTCATATCAGCAGCCTGGTACTGGAACACAATTATTATCAGCAATTGGGTCGTTCTTCTCATGAGAGGTATAACATCAGGACTGCAACCAAGAAGATACGAAGATGGAGACTTAGTCGAAAAAGACAAAGGTTTTTTTGGCGGCGTGATGGATTTTTTTAAAGAATATGGCCCAATGGCTAGTCTTCCGATGGCTGCATATGAGTATGCTACTGACCCTGAAAAGGCTAAAGAAAGATATACCAAAGAAGGATTGAGCAAAAGAAACGAACAATTTAAAGATTATATTTTTGATTACACTGATCCAATAGAGTATGCAACGCTTCCTTTGTATCTTGCTGGACCTGCCGGCGCTGCTGCTAATAAAGGCATTAAAGCTGCAAGAGTTGCTAACAAAATAAAAAAAGCTGGTCCAGCAGAAAAGATTTTAGACAACAAAGCAACAAAAGGTATTTTAAATATAGGAGGGCCAGTCGCTGCTATTAGCGCAGATATAGCCATTGATCCAGAAATAGATTTTGAAGATGTTGTAGATGCTGGAAAATACTATGGAACTCAAGCTGTAGACTATATAAAAGATATATTTAGCAATGATGCAGTAGACGATGCACAAGAAGATGTTGATGAAGCAAACAAAAAAGAAACAGAAAAAGAAGATGAAAAAGATGAAAACCTTACCGAAGAAGAAAAGGAAAAGAAAAGCTTTTTAGAAAAAATGGGACAAGTCTTTGAAGCTTATGGTGCATCACAAGGTGTTGGAAGTTCTCCTAAAGGAATAGCAGGCCAAATTATTAGAGGCACAGCAATAGAT